CCTGCCCGCCCTGCTTGACCACGACGGTCGCTTTCAGGCCCTCTACCCCGAGGACCTGGTTCGCCAGCACGGCGAGGACATGATCGCCTTCGAGCGCGCCCGCATCCTGGCGCTGCTGGACACCTTCGGCAACCAGTGCATGGCACAGGGCCAGGCGCTCAGCGAAACCGGCCACGCCAACTCGGTGGTGGTCAACGCCCAGCTCGACGCCGTGCGCCTGCTGCAGGAAGCGATCAACGCCGCATGACTGCCTCAGCGGCTTACCCGGGCGATGAGGAGGCTTTTGGCCACATCATTCTGCTTTGGGACTTCAAAGAACACGAGCTTTCCTGCGGATGCTGGTGCCATCCAAAGGCGCATGAGGACTACCCTGAAATCATGATGCACAACGCCATGGACCAGCGTGAAAAGCTCGAACGCGGGGAGATTCGCATTCAATGAGCGCACCCGTCTCCCCAGCGGTCATGCTGGACCTGATCGCAAAGGAGCAGGCCCGGCGCAAGGCCAGCGCCAGCCTGTACGAGTTCGTCAAGCAGGCCTGGCACGTCATGGAGCCCGGCGTCCCGTTCGTCCCGAGCTGGCACATCGAAGAGATCTGCGAGCACCTTGAGGCCGTGAGCTCTGGCGACATTCAGCGGCTTCTCATCAACATCCCGCCCCGGCACTCCAAGTCCACCATCGTCTCCGTGGCCTGGTGCGCTTGGGAGTGGATCGCCCAGCCCGAGCAGAAGTTCTTGGCCGCGTCGTACTCCGGCACGCTGTCCATCCGAGACAACTTGAAGGCTCGCCGCCTCATCCAGTCGCCTTGGTACCAAGACCGATTCGGGCACATGTTCGAGCTTGCGGGCGACCAAAACGCCAAGCAGCGCTTCGAGAACAACAAGACCGGCTACCGCTTGGCCACCTCGGTCGGCGGTACCGCAACCGGTGAGGGTGGCTCTCGCCTGATCCTCGACGACCCGCACGGCGCCCAGGACGCGCAGTCCGAGACCATGCGCGAGACCGCGCTCGAGTGGTTCGACATGGTCTGGTCCACCCGACTGAACAACCCCAAGACCGACGCGATGGTGACGGTCATGCAGCGCCTGCACGAGAAGGACATCAGCGGGCACATCTTGAACGACATCGGCGGTTGGGAGCACATCTGCATCCCGGCCGAGTGGGATGGCCAGAACCGGCGCACGGTCCTTGGCCCCTACGACCCGCGCCGCACCAAGGGCGAGCTGATCTGCCCCGAGCGCTTTGGAGCCGAGGAGATCACCAAGCTCAAGCAGCTGCTGGGCACCTACGGCTCGTCGGGCCAGCTCCAGCAAGACCCATCACCCACCGAGGGCGGGATCTTGTCGACCAGCAACTTTCAGCTCTGGCAAGCGGGCATTCGCCTGCCGCAGTTCGAGTACATCCTGCAAAGCTATGACACGGCGTTCACCGAGCGGACCACGGGCGACCCGACGGCCTGCACGGTCTGGGGCGTCTTCACGCACCGAGGCCAGCGCAACGCCATGCTGCTGGACGCCTGGGACGAGCACCTGTCCTACCCCGACCTGCGCTCGCGGGTCATCCGCGACTGGACGTCGCAGTACGGTGCGGACGCCAGCCCCAAGGCGGGAATGCCGACCAAAGGCAGGCGGCCCGACCGTTTGCTGGTGGAGGCCAAGGCGTCAGGGCAGTCGCTGCTGCAGGACTTGCGTCTGGCCAAGGTTCCGGCCGTTGGCTACAATCCCGGACAAGCGGACAAGGTGTCGCGGGCGCACCAGGCAGCGCCAACGCTGGAGCTGGGGTTGCTGTGGATTCCTGAGTCCACCAAGAACCCCGGTCAGCCGGTCAGTTGGGCGGCCACATTTCTGAAGCAGATCGCCAAGTTTCCTGTCGCGGAGCACGATGACTACGTGGACACTTTCACCCAGGCAGTCATCTTCCTGAAAAACGATGGTTGGTTCGAGTTGCCTCAAGCCGCAGATGCGGATGAAGCAAGGCAACCCAAAAAGGAAAGGGTTAACCCGTATGCCGTCTAAGTCGCAGCCCAAGCCCATCTGGGACAAGAAGCGCCCCAGCTCCCTGGGCGCACCGAAGGCGTTGTCCTCCAGCGCTAAGTCCAGCGCCAAGCGTGCAGCTGAAAGCGCCGGGCGCCCGTACCCCAACCTGGTCGACAACATGCGTGCGGCGAGGAAGTCGAAATGACCAAGCCAGTCAAGAAGTCCGAGATGGACTGCAACAAGCCCAAGCGCACGCCGGACCACCCCAAGAAATCCCACGTGGTCAAGGCCTGCTACGACGGTACCGAAAAGGTGATCCGCTTTGGCGAGCAGGGTGCCAAGACGGCGGGCAAGCCCAAGGCGGGCGAGTCGCAGGCCATGAAGGACAAGCGGGCGTCGTTTAAAGCGCGCCACGGTGCAAACATCGCCAAAGGGCCGTCGAGCGCGGCATTTTGGGCGGCAAAAACGAAGTGGTAAGCCATGCCTAAAGACACCCCATCCATTTTTTCTGTTTCGCCATACGCTGGCAGCGTTGCTCGCGAGATGTACCCGGGCCAGCTTGGCCAAGATGACCGGCAGGACGCGGCGCGTCACATGCTGGCCGCTGGCACCATGGCCCGCAAGTACGGCCCAACGGTTGCAGACCTGGCTGGCAAGGCGCACGAGTACTCCACATCCCCTTTTCGCGCCCTGATGATGATGCTTGGCCGTGGCGAGATGCCACCGGATTACCAGCAAGACATGCACAACAACGCTCTTGGGATTGAGATGGCTGGGCGTGCAAAGTCTCAGCGCGAGTTTGAAGATCTTGTGCAGCAGGCGGCCGAGCGCGCCGCGATGAGTCGCACCAAAGGTCGCCCATGGATCAGCAAGGCTAAAGGTGGCGAGGTCAGCGCAGATGAGTTGAACCGCCCTTTTATCGGCTACCGCTCCGCTGGTCGCCGCCCCGAGTCCCAGCAGAACCGCCGTGCTGCGGCCGACGCGCCCTTGTCCGCCTTGCGCGGCGCGGTATCCGGCGTACTTGGCGCTCCCGGCGACATTGAGTCGCTGATCCGCATGCTGCCCGGCCTGTCCGAGCAAACAGTGCTGCCCACCAGCGAGGACGTTGAGAAGCGCCTGCCCATGCGCGAGCTGAACCAGACGCCAACGGGCCGTGCGTTCACCACCGCTGGCCAGCTCGGCGGCGGTTTCTACACCGGCCCCGGCTCCCCGCTGCGCGCCGTTGCTGCGCTGCCGTCGGCGGTGTCGCGTGCTGGGCGTGATTTCCTGATGGCTGGTTCACCAGTGAACGTTGTGAAGCCCAAGGGCGGCAACTGGCTGGCGGGGAGCGTTGAGCGGGTTGTGAACCCGATGCAACAAACGGTGCTCAACGAAACCGGGCTTCAAAACTTGGCAGAGCGTGCGGGCGTCGACGTTTCCGAAAGCGTGCGTGCGCGTCAACTGCCAGAGGCGGCCATGAACCGTTGGCTTGAAACCAAACTGGGCAAGTACATCAAGAACGAGATGGCTACACCCGAGGACCCGGTCCGCGCGCTGGCCGAGCGTGGCGTTTTGCATGTTGATCCTGAGCAGCTTAATTTTCGCCCAGAGTTGCATGGCCGTTTTATGAGCGAAGGCCAGACCGCTGTCGCGCAAAGTCCAGCCGCCAAAAGCTGGGAAGGCGCAAGCGATCTGACGGTGGGCCAGATGCCTGCTGGCCAGCTGCTCCAGCAAGGGTACGCCGAGCAGATGCCTTGGCTGGCAAAGGTGCCACCCGAGACGCCGGTTTACATGCCTTCGCAGTCAGGCATGGCCGACGACCTCGGCTTCGGCCACCTGGTCGACGAGCTGCGCAACGCCATCAACCCCGAGTCGGGCCTTCCCCGCGAGCTGATGCTCAAGTATTCCGACCTGGAAAAAGTCACCGTGCCCCAGGCTGTCGAGCGCGTGGCCAAGATCAACGACTGGCGTGCGGCGCAAAAGGCCGAGGCCGACATGGCTCGGGCCATGGGTCCAGCCACGCAGGTGGTCAAAGAGTACCCGGATCAGGGCTTCAAGTGGGTTGAGCTGCGGCAGCCAAAAGAGACTGGGCGCAAGGTCACGGTTGAGAAATCGGAGATGGATTTACCGCCCGATATGGATCAAAGACAAATGCGTGATGCGGCCATGGACATGGCGTTCGATGAAGGCCTCGATGAAGGCACGCAAGCGTTTGACGACTTTGTGCGTGACCTGATGACCGACTTCAACCGCAAGAAGAAGGTCGAGATGGATGAGTCCTACAAAGCCCTGGAAGACGCCCTCAAGTA